GACCGAGCAGATCGCGATGATTCCGACGCTGCAGGGCAAGCTGCTCCGGTACTTCGACAACCTGCTGGACCGTGGGATGATGTCGCCCACCGACGCGGCCACGCTCTCGCGGCTGCTGGTGCAGAGTGGTTGGAATCTCGATGAGACGCGCCTGCCACAGGGCCTGCGCTCGAAGCTCACGAAAGTCGTCAGCGCACTCGAAGTAGAAGAGATGGCTGGTGAAGGACGGGCTGACTGAACGCTCCGGTAATCGGAGAAGCGTATTCGCGTGAGGAGCTGGAGGAGGCCGGTCTACTCGACTTTAGAGTCTTCTTGATTCAGGTGTGGGCGTATCTGGGACTCCCTGACCCCACACCTGTCCAGCTGGACATCGCATACAATCTCCAGCACGCCGAGCGAAGGTTCATCCTCCAGGCGTTCCGAGGTGTCGGTAAGTCGTGGATAACAGTGGCGTTCGTTCTCTGGAACCTGCTGTTGAACCCCAACATGAAGATCATGGTCGTCTCGGCGGGCCAGCAGCTCGCTGACGACTTCTCGAAGTTCTGTAAGCAGCTGATCAACGGGATGCCGTTGCTGCAGCACCTGAAGCCGAGAGACGGCCAGCGTGACTCAGCGATCAGCTTTGATGTGGGCCCCGCTACTCCGAGCAAAGACCCGAGCGTGAAGAGCGTCGGTATCACTGGCCAGCTCGCAGGCTCGCGCGCGGACCTCATCGTCGGTGACGACATCGAGATCCCGAAGAACAGCTACACGCACCTACTGCGTGAACGCCTCTCCGAGATGGTGAAGGAGTTCGACGCAGTGCTCAAGCCGAATGGCCGAGTGCTCTACCTCGGTACGCCTCAGATCGAGGCCTCGCTCTACAACCGTCTCGCGAAGGACCGTGGGTACACCATCAAGATCTGGCCTGCGGAGATCCCGCAGCGGATCGATGCCTACCACGGACGCCTCGCGGACTACGTCATTCGCAAGATCGAGCGTGGTGCGAAGGCTGGCGATCCGCTCGACCCGAAGCGATTCAACGAAGCTGACCTCAGGGAACGTAGGATGTCCTACGGGACCGCTGGCTACGCCCTGCAGTTCATGCTGGACACGAACCCGAGCGATGCCGATAAGCATCCTCTGAAGATGTCCGACGTGATCATCGCTGACGTGGATGGTGAAATGGCCCCGGTGAAGACCGTATGGGGCCGTGAGAAGACCAACGCCATCGGCAACCTCCCATGCGGAGGACTCGACGGAGACGTGTTCTACCACGCGGTGTGGCGCTCGACAGAGATGGCGAGCTTCACTGGCACCGTGCTCGCGGTTGATCCCTCGGGCAAAGGCGCAGACGAGACGGCCTACGCCATCGTGAAGAACATTCACGGGCAGCTCTACCTCGTCGCCTCTGGCGGGTTCACCGACGGGTTCAGCGAGACGACGCTTGGGACCATCGCGGCCATCGCGGCGCTCCACAAGGTCACCGATGTGATCGTGGAAGAGAACTACGGTGGCGGCATGTTCTCCGCGCTCCTCGCCCCGCACCTCGCGAAGTACGCCATTGGGCGCATCAACGCCGACTGGAATGGTTGGTCGCGCGGCCAGAAGGAGCTGCGTATCTGCGACACGCTGGAGCCGATCTTCAAGTCCCACCGGATCACCATCGACCGCAAGGTGATCGAGGAGGACGTGAAGCAGCAGGCCGACGCGGAGCGCTACAGCCTAGTCCAGCAGATCACGCGCATGACACGCCAGAAGGGTGCGCTCGCGAACGACGACCGTGTCGAGGCGTTCTCGATGGCGTGCGCCTACTGGACCGAGCGGCTCAACCGAGATCAGGACAAGCAGCTCAAGGCCCACAAGGAAGAGCTGCTCGACAAGGAGCTGCAGCGGTTCGCGGACCACGTCTTCGGCCACACCGAACGGTACGAACGGTACGCAACTCGTCGCGTTTGACCCCTTGACACAATTACCGCCCATGTAGGAACCACCCCCTACTCCCCGAAAGTATATCTCAAGTGATAGAGAGCCCCTTAGGTGATCTGTAAGTCACCCGAGGGGGCTCTCTGTGTCTCAGGCATGAATACAGTCTACCCCTCCAACTTCCCACCTATTGGGGCACTCCCACAGGTGGGCATGTCGGCCCAAGCAATGGTCGACCAAGCGAGGCCTCAGGACGGACGAACCGTCAAGACCCTCGCTCAGTACCTCAAGAACAACGCTGTCTTCAACGCCCTCGATTATGACGCTGTGGCGGATGGAGACACGGACACCCCCACCGACAACGCGGAAGCCTTCGGTCGTCTGAGTGACGCCGTGAACGCGGTGCCAGGACTCCATCCGGTGACCGTGCTGTTCCCCGCAGGGCACTACAAGTACTCCGACAGGGTCATCGACGGTGTCGCTGCCCTCTCGCTGGAGTTCACGAGGCCTGTGAGCGTCGTCGGACCTGGGAAGCTCGACTACACCGGGGTGCTCGACTTCCTCACCATGGGACCTGAGGGTCTCGGTGTGGACGGCAACGGCATCACCCACTACCACCGCGTCCCATACACGTTCGACGGTCCCACCATCACAGGTGGCGAGACGATGCGACAGGGCATCGTGGCCCGTAGCTACGTGGTCAGCCTGCGCATTCAGAATGTTCTCATGGAGAACTTCGGGAGCGCGACAGGCTACGCTGTGTTCTGCCAGTCGGACAACTGGGACACCCGTCTCCACAACGTCACGTTCTGGACTGACGGCATCGCCGGTTCACCGCCGCGCAACTGGGTTCGAATGAACGGTTATCGCCTCAACGGCGACTCCGACCAAGGTCAGTCGAACCTGGTCATGACGCAGTGCCAAGCGATGAACGGCTCTGGCATCGGCATCGGCGTATACATCAGCGGTGTTGGTAGTCGCATTGACGCGAGCAACTCCATCGCGGGCTTCTCGCCCAACGTGTGGGTTGGCACCCGCGCAGCTGACGCGCGCATCGGAGCCTACTTCGAGAGCGTTGCGGACTCTGGCTGGCGCACAGGCATCGGCACGCCGTGCATCATCTATGGCGACAGGCCGGGGCATCCGGATGCTGGCGGCTGGGTCCGTGGGCTGAAGCTCGATGGCGTCTATGCTAACCTTCATAATCCGGACATTCCGTTCGCCGCGAACGTCCGACTTCTCGGCCCCGGAGATGACACCGTGGGGCTGCAGTTCTGCACTCTGGAGCGTCCGACGCTCGAAGGTGTGGCCGCAGGTATCCCTATCGTCTCCATGAACGTGATCCCGAGTCAGATCGGGAACAGCTGCAGTGGAGCGACGATCAACGGCTTGGCGCTACCTCTCGGGATGGTACACACCCCCGGTGTCGCTGACTGGAACGGGACCGATGAGACGACCCTCATCCGGCAACTCAGCTCAGATAGTGATCCGATCAAGGCCAAGCGTGTCGGTGTCCACTTGGAAGCCGGTGAGACGAAGGATGTCCTGCTGCCGTGGTCGAGAGCATTCGCCAACGCCAACTACACTCCGATCGTCAACGTGTACGACTTCAACTCCAACGCACGTCTCGTTGCCATCCGTGGATGGGACACGACCGGCGTCACCGTCCGAGTCGAGAACACCAACGCTACCGACGCCATCGACTTCGGTCTGGCCGGGATTGCGTTCCTCGACCACGAGTAAGCGGTACCAGCCTCTGTCACGGGCAGTCTTCTTCCTGTGACAGTTGGCACACCGCACGTCACACTTCTCGATCTCCTCGATCAGGCGCGCGAGCGAGGCGTAGGCACTCACCAGTTCGCTGATGGTGCTCGTCTTCTCGCTGCCGTCGCGGTGGTCGAACTCCAGGCAGACAGGATCTGCCTCCTCGCAGTCGACACACGGGTGAGACCGGAG